GGGACAAGTCCCTTCGGCTTCATTATATATTACTTTAGAAATAAACCCTCTAAAGTTGAAATTAATATATAATGTCTAGTCGTACTAGCTTCACCTTGAAGTTGGTACTTCTGGAAGTGTTATCAAAAGAGCACTGACTTCCCCATATTTCCTCCCTATTTACACATAACGTGTATTTAGGGATTGGAGGAAATATAGACCCTTTTATGAATAAGTAGCATACCTCTTAGGTTGACTGGAATACACTAATAAGATTACTAATCTTAATAGTTAAGCTTATATTTAAGTTTAAATATAAGTTCTTGTATTCCTTCTCTCCTAAGGAAAATGGAGTTATTATTTATAACAGGATTCTTTTGGCCTTCTTTATAATCCGAAAATGAAAAAATTAAATTTAAATTATAATTTTCTTATTTTGAGTTACAAAGTAGTGAGTTGATTAATTGAATGTGAAAACAAACAATTAATAGTGGCTCTGCCTAAGTTACAATCTATGATAGAAAAGTTAGATTTAATAGGTAAATCTAGAGGTCAACCCTTTCTTATTTCTTATATGAAAGAAGTAAGGATGATCTTTCTAGCTTACCTATCTGGGAAACCAGTTAAATCAACTTTAGTATCATGTACTGTAAAGGGGTTACCAAAAATCTTGGCGTTCTATAATGAATATAGTAATAGACAAGAGTCATTCCGATTATTTTTAATCCGATTGATTCTTACTATATTATATTCAAGTAGAAGCCTTAATCTAGGAAGAAATCCAGATATTACCTCTATCATTCAAAGCCAACAGAAAGTTGGTGTATTGCCTGATATGAGATTAATGGTGGATTCTTTCTGAAAAGATTTAGGTTTCCCAAATCCCGCAGAAAGCATACCAAAAAGACTATTATTTAATAGATTTCATTTGACAACAAAAAGTGGTCCCTCTAAAGGAGGAAACGCTCTTTGAACATCAATGCTTGATCTTTTCTGTTTACCTAATTCGGTAATTGAAAATATTAAAATCATTGGTGGTCCTAAGTTATCTAAAATAATAGATCTTTTATTAACTTCTCAAGATATTCTTATTCGTCTTCCCATACTTATGGGAGTCGGAGAAAGATATCGGAAATTAATATGGTTTCCAGATAAAGAACTGAAAACTCGTATTATTGCAATTTTAGATTACTGGTCTCAGACCAGTCTTCGTCAATTGCATTCTTACTTATTTTCAATTTTGAAAAGGATTCCACAGGATATGACTTTCGACCAAGGTGCCTTTCAAAAAATAATTAGCAATCAGGAGATCTACTATTCAGTAGATCTTTCTAATGCAACCGATAGATTTCCAATGGAAACTATTGTTTTATTATTAAAAGGTAGACTCCCACATTATTACGTGGAAGCCTGGAAGTCAGTGATGGTTGACTCTCCATTTGATTACTACGGTAAGATGATTTCTTACGCTGTAGGTAATCCAATGGGAGCATACTCATCATGAGCTTCCTTCAGCTTGGCGCACCATTTTATTATTTATTACTGTTGTACTCGCCTAAATATAGTTTGGAAAGAACTTCCTTACGTATTATTAGGGGATGACTTAGTAATTTGTAATAAAAGAGTTGCGGAGTTATATATGATAACAATAAAGGAATTAGGAATGGATTACTCTGTTCCTAAGACCCATATTTCTTCTCATTTATTTGAATTTGCTAAACGCTTATTCTTAAATGGGCATGAAATCAGTCCCTTTCCTATCTCTGCTCTAAATGAATCAGGGAAAAAGTATTATGCTTTTTCCGATCTTCTATTAGAACAAAGTAAGAGAGGTTTCTCTTTTGTTAACGATATCCAAGGTGCTGTATCATTATACTATGGTATGGTTAAGTCCTTACCGTCAAGATTAAAATTGACGTTATCTACTAAATCATACTTCACTAGTTTAATACTACAAAGTATTAATGGTACCCTTCCGATTAGCGATAGTTTTAACACTATTGCTACATCATTAGGCCTACCAATGACTCCACCACTAACTTCAAAAGAATGCAATAGCATTCTTGAAAATATAGCGGTTGAATCATACAGTGAATCTAATCCGTTATCCAATATAAAGTCTAGAAGACCTTGTATTGGACTTGGTAATTTGGCTATTAATTTAGTTACATTACTAACAGATGAGACATTGTGTCCTGATACTGAGCGCGGTTTTGAGTTAATTATTTCTCTTCCAATTCTAGGAGTTTATTCTGGAATTGAAGAAAAATTCTTAACCCTAAGTACAAAAGCTCTTGAATTTAAAGATTGACCGATAGTTCTTAGAACTATGGCCCTTCCTTGGGATGACAAGATCTTTGTTGAAAGATCTTCTCATCTTATTACAAGAGCTTCTGCTACAATCATATCTCAATTAAAGAATAGATTTGAAGTATTTAAAGCTTATCCTCAATTAAGAGAATAACTTAAATCTTAAATCTATTTCTTTAGATATATTGACAGTATTATATTTTACTTAGGTATCCACCGCTCCTATTTCTATAAACCCGAAATAGGAGACCCCCCTCTAAAGTGGTGTTCCCAATGAGAACACACCCGGGGTGAGGGGGGTAAGTCCGGACAAGTTTAC